AAGTAGCTAATTGGCCTGCTTATTTATGGGTTAAAACTTCATACAATACTTTAAATAACAGACATAAAAATAATGGAACTCCATTTAGAGGTAACTTTGCCTCAGTTGGTTATACTTGGGATTCTGAAAATCAAATATTTTGGCCTCCTAAACCTTATCCTTCTTGGGTAAAAAATATAGAGGACGCAAGATGGCAATCACCTATAGGTGATCATCCAGGTTTTGTACTTAATGTAAATCCATTACCTATTCCTAGTGAAGAGGAAAAAGAACTTTTATCAGATTTAGGAGATTATAATAAAGGTTATGTTTGGAATGAAACAAATCAAGTTTGGGATTTAAAAACAGAGTAATCTATTGAATAATACATAATATAGTTTATACTATATTTTATGAAGAAAGACTTACTAAATAATAATGATTTTTATTATGGCAATATTGATATGCCAAAATATTTTGAAATTAATAGGTTTGAATTAAAATCAAATATACTAGTATCTTTTATAAAAGATAAATCTTTATCAAAAGATTCATTCACATATGAATTTTATGATTACGAGCTATTACATTCAAAAGCATTACAAATGCTTATTGTTTACATAACAGAACATATTAGATTAAAACATAATTTATCTATTGAAAATAGAGAATCTTTTGGAATCATATTAGATAAAAATGAACAATCTTTTTCAAGAAAATTTTCTAAAAAAGGTATGGATTATACAATGGTGTATGCGGTGGATGTAACAAAAAATTCTTCTTCAATTGTTTTTGAAAATGATGATTCTAATAAAAATTTAAATTTTTTTCAAATTGAAAATAATAATTTTATTTTGTTTTCTTCTAAAGAAAGATTTTTTATATCAAAAAATAATTCAAACAATTTAAATATTTTTTTAATAATTAATTTTAAAATAATCTAAAATGAATTTAAAATATTATTATTGGTATTTTCAGTCTGTCATATCACCAAAAACTTGTGATTTAATAATAAAACAAGCTGAAGAAAATAATAAAAAAGAAGATATAGCTATAACAGGTAATTTTGGTAAAAATAGAAATTTACAAAAAAATCCTTTAACAAAAAAAGAAACAAAAGATTTAAAGAAAAAAAGAAATTCAAATATAATTTGGCTTAATGATCTATGGATATATAGAGAAATTCATCCTTATATAAACACAGCAAATAAAAACGCTGGTTGGAATTTTGAATGGGATTGGTCAGAAACTTGTCAATTTACCAAATATAAAAAAGGTCAGTATTATGATTGGCACTGTGATAGTTGGGAAGACCCTTATACACAAGAAGGTCCAACTAAAGGAAAAATTAGAAAATTATCTGTGACAGTTAGTTTATCTGATCCAAAAGATTACAAAGGAGGTGAACTAGAATTTGATTTTAGAAATCAAGATTCTAATAAAAAAAATAATATTAGAAAATGTACTGAAATACTACCGAGAGGTTCTTTAGTTGTGTTTCCTTCTTTTGTGTGGCATCGAGTTAAACCAGTAATAAAAGGGGTAAGACGTAGTTTAGTTATATGGAATCTAGGTTATCCTTTTAAATAATATGAGTTTTAAAAAAAATAAATTTTTAATTTTAAGAAAAGTTTTACAAAACGAATTAATTAATTTTATAAAAGATTATTTTTTATTAAAAAGAAGAGTAGCAAGAACTTTATTTGATACTAATTATATTTCTCAATATTCAAATGATTTTGGTGTGTGGAATGACAAACAAGTTCCAGAAACTTATTCCCATTATGCTGACATTGTTATGGAAACTTTATTAGAAAAAGTTACGCCTATTTTAGAAAAAAATACAAAAATTAAATTAATACCTAATTATTCTTATGCAAGAATATATAAAAAAGGAGATGTTTTAAAAAGACATAAAGATAGATTTAGTTGTGAAATATCTATTACTTTAAATTTAGGTGGTGATCCGTGGCCAATTTATTTAAGTCCAAAGGAAAACGTAGGTATTCCTGATGGTAAAAAAATTACAATGATGAGTAATGCTAAAGGAATTAAAGTAGACTTAAGACCTGGTGATATGCTTATTTACAAAGGTAGGGAACTAGAACATTGGAGAGAAAGTTTTAAAGGTGAAAATTGTATTCAAGTTTTTTTACATTACAATACTAAAGACACAAGCTTATTTCCTTTTGATGGAAGACCACATTTAGGATTACCTATGTGGTTTAGAAAAAAAACAGATGTATAAAAATTATAATGATTAAAAAAATAACTTTTATCGGAAAAGGAAACGCTGGTGTTTTTGGAGCATTACATTTCTCACATTATTCTGACGCCGAAATAGAACTTATATATGATCCAGAAATTCCAGAAGAAAAAGTAGGTCAGGCAACCGTATTAGAAGCTCCTAATTTATTATGGAAAAGTTTAGGTTTAAATTGGTATAATAATCCAATTGAAGCAACACCAAAATTTGGTGTTGTGTATGAAGGGTGGGGTAAAAAAACAGAAAAATTTATACACCCATTCCCCTTTAGTGAAACGGCTGTTCATTATAGTCCGAATAAATTACAAAATTATATTATAAATTCAGGTAAATTTAAAGTTAGAAAAGAAAAAGTAGAACCTAAAAACATAGATTCTGATTTTATTTTTGATTGCAGAGGTAAATTAGCAAATGAAAATACAAAATATATACCTTTAAAAAATCCTTTAAACGCTGTTTTATTAAAACAATTAAATTATAGAGAACCTAATATAAACTGGACTAGATGTGTGGCAACTCCTGATGGTTGGACATTTGTCATACCAAACACAAATAATACAACTTCACACGGATATCTTTATAATCAAAATATAACAAGTAAAGATAATGCAATTAAAAATTTTAAAAAACAATTTAAGTTTGATGGAGAAGTAGAAGGATTTAGTTTTAAACAATATTTAGCTAAAGAACCTATACAAGATAATGTTATTTTATCTGGAAACAGATTATTTTTTTTAGAACCTTTAGAAGCTACTGCCGTTCAAGCTTATTTATATTGGTACAGACAATGTTATGATCACATATTTTTAAATCAGTCTAAAGAAGTTATTATAGATAATTTTAAAAAATATGTTTTTAATTTAGAAAATTTTATACTTTGGCATTATCAATATGGATCTAAATATAAAACTAAATTTTGGAAAGAAGCATCTAAATTTAAAATAAAATGTAAAAATTTTAAAGATTTTTTAAAATACTCTTCGGATAATTCTTTAGAATATCTTAGAGATTTAGATATTCATTTAAATTCTAAAACATATGGACAATTTTATCCAATGAATTTTAAATATTGGTTAGATAATGTAGTATATGAAAAAAATTAAAAGATATTCTATAAATATTAATTTAGCAAAAAAAATTGAAGATTTATTATTAGGTAAAGATTTATTTTTTTCTTGGTACTTTAATCCTAGCACAGTTGATTTGCAAGATATTATTAAAAGAAAAAATACTTTAGATACACCACAATTTACACACGTTTTTTTTTCAGACCACGAACAAGAAAACAAGAGAATAAACTCTACATACTATTATGAAGTAATTAATATATTAAAAGATATTGATATATCTTTAGATAAAATTAAATTTTTTAAAATTAAAGCCAATTTAAATTTAAATATTAATGGATATAAAAAGAATAATCATCAACCAGTACATTTGGATAATTACAATAAAAATTATAGAAGTTTTGTATATTATGTAAATGATAGTGATGGTGATACTTTATTTTTTGATAATAATCAAAATATAACAGATAGATTTTCTCCTAAAAAAGGTACGGGAATATTATTTAATTCAAATATAAGACACGCAGGTCAAAATCCCATAAATCACTACACAAGAGCAGTTATAAATTTTGTTTGGGAAGACTTATGTTAAAAAAATTTGCCAAATATTTAGATTCAGTGGAGTATCCTAAGAAACCGTCTTCTTGGAACATAGCTGGAATTATAAAAGGACAAAATGCTTTTTATTATTTTGATGTTAAAGGAGTAACTAAAAAATCAAAAGGTAGAGCTTATAAAAAAGGAAGTTTAAAAACAGAAGCAGATAAAATGGTTTTTGAATCTAAGGATCAGTGGATTATTTTAGATATAAAAGAAATTAATAAATATGTAAAAAAAAATAAATTAAAAGATTTAGAATTGAATGATTTAATATCTAATTTAGATTGGACTATTATTATTAATAAAAATTAATATTTATAACAATTCTTTGATCTTGATCTGTTTGTCCAACCGCTTTATGTTCTAGGTTTGAAGGAAAAATAACAATTCTATTTTCAATGCAATCTACCTTAACATTATTTTTTTTAAATTTAGTATAACCATTATTTGTATTAACATAAAATACAGCAGTTTTATGTGACATTTTTTTAGATCCAAGACTATCTACGTGATATTTACAATTTGTTTCTTTTCTTTTAATTATTAAATTAGCTCTTATACTTATTAAAGAATGAGGATTTAAAAAATCTATTATGGGTTCTATATAATTAAGGTAATTTGAATTATTTTTTTGTTTTGTATAATAAAAATTATGAAAAAAATAAGAAGAATCATTTAATACTTCACTTGTTTGATGTGGAAAATAAAACCAAGGAAAGTCACTTGAACAAAGTAATTTTTTTAAACTTAAGAAATGTTGAATTTCAATTAAATTGTCTTTTATAAAAATATTTTTATTCATATTAAATTAATTGATTTTATTTTTTCAAATGATTTAATTAAAGTAGGAAGTATATCTTTAAATTCTATATTAAAAGATATTATTACTTTATTGAATAATTCTTTTTGTTCTGTAGCTCTGTGAACAACATAACTTGGAAACATAACTATATCTCCTTCGAAAAGATTTATTTTTATTTTTTTATTTTGAGAAAAGGGTTCAATAAGTTCTGTTTTTGCAGAATTTTTAGAAAAATTTAAATAATATACTCCTGTATAATTTTCACCGTGAATATGCCAACCGTGTTGTCCACCTTTCTTGTATTTCTGAAACCATATGTTTTTAACATCAATATTTTGATAACCTAATTTGTTAGCAGCTTTTAAAAAATATTTTTCTAAATATTTACGTAAATAAATAACCCATTCTCTGGAATGATCAGAAGAATTTTTAAAATCTAAACTATGAATTAAATCAGAATAATATTCGTTTTTATTATTTAAAGAATAATCTTTACTATTATTTATCAAAGACATTAATTTTTTTTTAATTTTATTATGCTCTTTAAATTTAAAAACAAGACAAGGTGTCTCAAGTTTAATTTTTTTCATCTACAGTAATCCCATCTATAAATACACATAAAACTAATCTATCTTTTTTATTAAAAGAAGTAAGTCCGTGTAAAGTAGAACCATCATAAAAAACTGCATTATTGAAATAATTACTTACTCTTAATATTTCTTTTTTATTATCATCATATATAGTTGTTCCATTATTTTCATCAAAACAATTTTCATTTAAATAAATAACTCCAGCAAGTTCAAAATTATCCCTATGTATTTGGGTATGTTGTTTTTTGTATTTTAATAAATCTTTGGGTTTTATTTTGTGAAATTTAATTTCACTACGTTTCCATCTAACGATTTGAGTATTTATATTAAAATAAAGACTTAAACTTTTATTAACTACAAATTTAAAAAGTTCTTCATTTAGTTCCCATAAATTTTCTGTTCTTTTACCTGGCCAATTATCTTTTGGTTTTGGATTATACCATTTAAGAGTTTTTATATATTTTAGGATGTCTTTAGGATTATTAAAAAAATTTTGAATTACACAAGTTGGAAATTTCATAAATGTTTCTATCTATATTAAGTATACTTAAAATATACAACACTTATCAATATAAAACAATTGATATCTAAGCTAGAATGGACTATATTTTTGGCAAAAAATTAGATATAGTGGTTTATTATGTTACAAAAATTGAATTTTAAACCAGGTTTTAATAAACAAGCTACAGCATCAGGAGCAGAAGCACAATGGATAGATGGAGATTTTGTCCGTTTTAGATATGGTCTTCCTGAAAAAATAGGTGGTTGGAGACAACTAACTATTGCTAATAAAACATTACCTGGTGTTGCTAGAGCCCAGCATACATGGATAGCCATTAGTGGTGAAAAGTATGCAGCTATTGGAACTCACAAAGGATTATTTTTATTTTATGGAGATGCATTCTATGACATCACTCCATTAGATACAGCTATTACATCTTGTACATTTTCATCAACAACAGGTTCAGCAACTTTAACTGTTAATAAAACATCACACGGTTTAGCTGTTGGAGACTACTTTACATTTAGTTCTACATCATTACCTGGCGGAGGAGAGACAGGATATACAACAACAGATTTTAATGACATTGCTTATGAAGTCATTACAGTACCAAATGCAAATTCATTTACAGTTACTATGGCATCAAATGAAACAGGTTCAGGAATGTCGGCTCAAGGATCAGTATCTGTTAATCCATATGTTACAGTTGGTCCAGCTTTTCAAACACCTGGTTATGGTTGGGGCACATATTTATTTGGTGATTCAACTTGGGGAACAGCAAGAACAATATCTGATGTAATTTTATCTC